AGTTTACCTAAGTTAATAATGTAAGCATATTTACAAGGATTACAAGAAATAAATTCCTAAGTGTGTCCGGATTTTAAATTAATTAATAATCCGTAGTGTGTCCGGATTTACCCAAGTTCCGCCTTTGTTCTATTTATTAGCTTTAGGTTAAAATGCCGAAATTATGCACTTTCTTGTTTAATAACCACAATAATTAAAATCAATAAACTTTAGCTTGATATAACTATATAGATGATTACTATACAGATATTAACAGAAGGGCTAAAATGAAAAAACAAACAATGCCATCAACTGAAACAATTAAAAAGGTTTTAACTGATGAGTTAAAGACGACTAAAACAGTCCAAGACGTTCTAAAACCTACTGAAAAAACCTATATCATTAATGGTAGAAAATACGTAGCTATCATTGATTTCATTAAAAATAGGTTTTCTTTAAAATATGGTAAAAGAATTATAACCAATGAAACCCTTGATTTTTATACCAATGCTGATGGTATGAATTTAAAGGACTATGTCAAAAACCTCGTTGAATATTATGCTGGTATTACTGACGAGTTTGAAAGTATGTATAATAAGTAAAACATTAAAGACATAAGGCCCATTGATTAAAACCTTTGGGCCTTTGTTGTGCCTGGCTACCTGGTGAGTGCCTGGACAACGTAGATCACACCCACCCACCTAGCCCTAGACCTAACCCCTTGCCTTGCTCTTTATGTTTGTTTGATCTAGTTAATCCCTTACCCTAGCATTGATGATACTCCACAGCTCAGCATAGATAAACTAATTCAATAACAAATAAAATTAAATCCACAGTTGAAACACCCCTACCCCCCAAAACACAAAAAACTATCTATTATAATGCTTCATTCCACACAGCGAGGGGTAATTGTTAATATTAACTTATGTTAATAGGTATAAGCCATGTATTTTTTTGGGGTTGGTATATAATAGGCTAATGAAGATTAGGTACTATCATGTGGCTAAGAAACGCTGGTGGGGTTTTGCTATAGCTATGGTAAGTATATTTATCTTATCAGATGCTAGGTGGTTCTATAATAGTGTAGCACAGGTGATAGGATGGAGTTTTGCTAGTATCTCTTGTGGGTTTTGGGTATATATAGGAATGAAGGATAAGGATATTCCCCGAACTCTTATGGAGTTGATGTATTTTGTATTAGCATTAAGGGCAGTATTTAATTGGTTACAATGATGAATTATATTTATAGTTTACTGGAAAAGTATAGTGGCAGAATAAGTTGCTGGGCCTGGAATAAGAGATGGAGTAAGAATAAGTATGCTCGTTATATAAGCTCAAAATCAGGTAAGTTCTATACTATAGATAAAAAAACTGGTTCGATTAAACATGATTAATCATCCTTATGATATAGTAATTATAGCAATGTTTGTATTTATTACCTTATATTTATTGATGAGAGTTATAGGATGGATGAATTAGCAAAAGCCGTGAAAATCGCAAAGGAATTGGAAAGACGTAAAGTTACTAATATTATGGCTGACTATAAGCCATATGAATATCAAAAGAAGTTTCATAATACATTAGCATCGCAAAGATTGTTAATGGCTGGTAATCGTGTCGGCAAGTCCTTTTGTGGGGCCATGGAAATGGCATACCATGTGACGGGTCAATACCCAACGTGGTGGGCTGGTAAACAATTTGACAGACCTGTTAGAGCTTGGGCTGGGGGAGTTTCAAATGAAACTACTAGGGATGTTTGCCAAAAAGAACTTGTCGGTCAGCCAGATGATCCAGCAGCTAAAGGTACAGGAACAATACCTTTAAAATATATTGGTGAAACTGTAAGAAAAGCAGGTGTGCCAAATGCAATCAACTCATTAATCATTAAACATACTACAGGTGGATATTCAAGAGTAGGATTTAAAGCATATGAAATGGGTAAAGAGAAATGGATGGGAGAATCTGTAGATGTTATATGGTTGGATGAAGAACCTCCTGTAGGAATTTATACTCAGGCATTAACTCGTACAGCAGATAAAGGGGGTATCGTATATATGACGTTTACACCAGAACAAGGAATGACGCAGACTGTAGCACAATTCATAAATGATTTAAAAGACGGACAGGCATTGCTTAAAGCTACATGGGATGATGCACCCCATATGACAAAAAAAATTAGAGAACAAGTCTTACAAGCATTACCACCTCACGAAAGAAAGATGAGAGAAAAAGGAATACCACAATTAGGTTCTGGTTTGGTTTTTCCGATTGTTGAAGAAGAAATATTAGCTGATCCAATAGATATACCAAGTCATTGGCCTAGACTTTGTGGAATAGATTTTGGTTGGGATCACCCTACGGCTTGTGTATGGATTGCTTGGGATAGGGATGCGGATACAGTTTATGTTTATGATAGTTATTCTATTCGTCAAGAAACAGTACCTGTACATTCATCGGCAATTAAAGCTAGGGGTAAATGGATTACAGTTATTTGGCCGCAAGATGGCAGACAGGCCGATAAAGGATCTGGTAAGAATTTAACCGAGCAGTATAAGAAGGAAGGCGTTAATATGTGTTCTACATGGTTTACTAATCCACCACAAAAAGGTTTAAGAGAAGGTACAGGTGGTAATTCAGTAGAAGCAGGAATAATGGAAATGCTGGTAAGGATGCAAACGAAACGATTGAAAATCTTTAAAAATCAAAGTAAACTGTTGGAGGAATTAAGGATGCACCATAGGAAAGATGGCAAGATTGTACCTATGAATGATGACTTAATTTCTGCATTAAGATATTGTATAATGTCTTTACGTAAAGCAAGATTAAAAATTTATGAACCATTACAACAATTAACTGATTCTGAATTTAATGTTTTTGCTAGATAACAATAATGAAAGGATAATATGGGAGGATTTTTTAGAGCAATAACTCGAATTTTCAGACAACCTGTACAGCAACCTGCACAAGTCATGACTACACAAGCACCAGTAACTAAAGATGTTTCAAGAAGGGTATCAAAAGCTTATATGGATGAATCAATTTTGACTGGTGGTAAGGGTCTTGAAGAAGAAGCTAATGTTCAAAAAACTGTATTAGGTGGAACAACTACTAAAAAGAAAAAATATAAGGTTTAGTGATCGAAATAGTTACAGATGAGAAATGGAAAAAGCCCATTGGTGACTATATTAAGAAACACGCCCACATTCATCATTCAGTTAATGATTGGTATTCTTATTTAGGTTTTGTTGAAGATAATGAATTATTAGGAGGTTTTTTATTTTCTGATTGGGATGGTTATAATATTTGGATTCATCTAGCATTAAAGACACCACGATGTTGTACAAGAAGAAATATTAAGTATGTTTTTAATTACTGCTTTAATCAGATAAAATGTGGTAGAATAACAGCTATGTGTATCAATGGGTATGAAAGAAACGAAAAGTTGTTAAAAGGTACAGGATTTGTTAAAGAAGGTATAATAAGAAAAGCAATGAAAGTTGATGGAAAATTTATAGATGGAGCATTATACGGAATGTTAAAGGAGGAATGTAGATGGGTTTAAAAGCACCAGCAATGCCATTGCCACCAGCAGTTGATCCAGAAGTTTCAATTAGAGAAGCAGAATCAAAAGCAAAATTAGAAGCAGAAAAAAAGAAAGCTATCAGTTTAAGAATGAAAGGTAAAGGTGGAACAATTTTAACAGGTGGACAAGGGGTTGAAGAAGAAGCTGATACTGCGGCAACTTCTTTAATAAGTTATTAATGGCAACTTTTGATTATATAAGAAAACGATTAGATAAATTAGAAGCTGATCGAGGTACGTGGGAATCCCATTGGCAGGAAATTTTAGATTACGTAATGCCACGTAAGGCAGAAATTACTTTCTTGCGTTCACGTGGAGAAAAAAGAACAGAAGTTTTATTTGATTCAACAGCAATCACAGCTAATAATCTTTTAGCGGCAAGTCTGCAAGGAACACTAACATCACCTTCGCTTCCTTGGTTCTCATTAAAATTAAGAGATGATGATGTTAATAAAGTTAGAGATGTACAAATCTGGTTAGAGGATACGGCACGTAGAATGTATGCTGTATTTAATGAATCTAATTTTAATACAGAAGTTCATGAAATGTATTTAGATTTATGTTCGGTTGGTACATCTGCAATTTTTATAGAAGAAGCTAATGAAGGATTTACAAAAGGTGGTTTACATTTTAATACTTTGCATATTGCAGAGTATTTTATTCAAGAAAATACAAAAGGAACAGTAGATACTCTTTATAGAAAATACAAAATGACTGCACGACAAGCTGTGCAAGAATTTGGTGAGGATAATTTAGGAACAAAAGTCAAAGAAGCAGTTAAAGATAAACCTGATACTCAATTCAATTTTATTCATGCTGTAGAACCAACGGAAGATTATGAAAGAGCAACA